TGTGGATCCTTGGGATCGTCAATTGTCACTACAAAGCCGAAGTCGTCTGTAGCAAGAATCTCGTCGACTGGTATTGATAGGCTAGAATTTGAAGTAGGAGAGCCATTAGCGAGTAGTCCAGGCTGTATAGTAATGCTAGCAACTGGGTCTGCTGTTCGATCGATTTGATCATACAGATTTGTTATAGAGTACTTAATGATCTTTGTTGACTTGACAGGGCCATACATGTAGCCTTTGAGCGTGAAGTCTAGTGTCCACACCATAGTTCTTCGTTGTGTGAAGTCACCTTCATACACATCGTCAAGATCAACTCTGTCAAGTATTACTGGGATATCGTGCTTTACATCCATCTCTGGAATGAGTAGAGCTGTAACTGTCCAGTCAGGAGTGAAGTATGGTAGAATCTGCTCGACTATCCTAGTACCATCTTCTGCATTCTTTGTTAGGATGCTTAGCTTGAATCCTATGTTGTATGGTACTGGAACATACTGATACTTTCTTTTGTTATCGTTAGTCGTGTCATTATAAGAAAATTTGGTGACAGATGATAACTTCCTAGATCCATCGTAGTCAAACTTAGTCATTTCGAACGTCATCATAGGCAAAGGATATGTAGCAGTAGGTCTGTCAATATCCGGATCTTGGAATACCCTAGTAAGTGCCTTATCTTTAGGTCCGTATGTAATAGGAACGCGAAGTCTCAGCACTTCATTGCCGTCTTTGTCTTGCTTAGTGATGTAGATGTTATTGAATAGTGTTCCAAATGTAATAATATACTTTCGAATCAAATCAAAATAGAACGGATTAGTATTGAACATTCTAATAATTGTCCTCTGCAAACGGATTCTTTTCAGTAAAGTCAATGAAGTCGTTTGACCCTAGAGGGAAGTTTTCCGAGCCGTCTTGGATTACATCATTATCGGCTGCTGGATTAAGTTGAGATAGATTGTAATTTTCTGCAATTATTATGTTACCGCTCTCATCTGTGATGATCTGATCTGTTTCATCTCTGAGTGCATAGTCAAGTACATTGAGTGAGAAGTTAGTTTGTAATTTATCAATCTCGCCAACACCAGTACTAAATTTCTCATTGGCATATTCAAAGAGCTCTACTGTAATTTCCCATGTTGGCAAAGTACCTAATGGATAAAAGAATTCTTGCTTCTTGATATACATGATCTTGAAGCATTTGTCATTGAGTGGGAAGTAAATCAAGTCACCTTCATTAGGTCTAGTCTGGCCAGTCAAAGCTGCAATCTCTGCAGAGAATACTCTTTGTGATATGGAGAATACAGCCTGGTCTCTAATCTGTAGTCCAAACTTTGACATGAAGTTACCATCACCAGTGAAGCCGTCCACTGACTTGATGTAAAGTTCTACTAGTATAGCTCGATTGTATTCTGAGATAGCATCCTCACCATAGATGCTATCATATCTCTTAAGCTCCCTGGGGACATAGTACATGTTTTCACCATATATACGGATTGACTCTATGACTAAGTCATGTAATAAATCTTGCTCACTAGTTGCTTGATAATTATTAAAATAGAAATTTGTAGTAATGTTAGCCTCCCGTCTTTTCTCTACGAGAAGCCCACCAGAGCTTCATTCTTTCTGAATGTAATTCACTATAATTATCAGGTCTTTTAGCTAAACTTATCTTGCCTGCTATACTTGCATTTTCTTTACTCTTAGGATTTAGTAATTTTGCATTTGACATCTTTTGTCTAGTAATTTCTGTATGCTTAGTATTTTTTCTGACAGCAACTATTGCTGCAGTATGCTCTGGTGAGTTCCTTGATCTTCTTCTGCCTTCATGAAGTTTGTGAGCATGTTCAGGCGATATCTTTCTACCTTTACCTGCTTTTCCTATATTTTTCTTGTGCTCTTCCGTCATGGTATCACTAGACCATCCATCAAAGTAAAGACCGTCATTATTATGCTTATTATAGAACTGCTCATCATTTTTAGCGTTGACTGACTTGAGAATAGCACCTTCAAACTTTCTCATATCAGAGTGCAGACCTTCAGCCACTATCTGTCTAGAAAAATCTGTAGGTCTTTCCTTGTATTCTTTTAACATATGCTTGCTGGAACAAATATAACCGTCATCCGTAGATCCCTTATGTGATCCTACGTATAGCTTGTTTGTTGCTCTATCCACCCAGCAGTAGACAAATGCTTCTGATATTGTTGCCATTAGTTATCATACTTCTTCATATGACCGACCATGAACTCCGGTGGGACTGATTTCTTGAAACGAATTTCGGTTCCACTGTAGTATACATGTCCTGGCTTTCCGGGATTGGCTTTGCGCCATCTCTCGTGTTCACTCTTGTTGGTCATTCTGACACGGGCATCTTTCAGATCATTGGTCTTATCATCCGCACCGATATTACCACTCATGTTGTGGTCCATATGTTCCTTTGCCCACGACATAGGAATCTTCATCTTGACCACAGCTCTTTCGTTGTGTGGTGTAGTGGTTACCTTTTGGCCTGCTTGTCTGAATCCTGCTTCACCACCATGACCTGACATTGCAGCATATGCATGTGCGGTATTGGGGTCGTGAGTGACAGAGATCATTCCGGTCTTTGGATCTGGTCTATTTAGACCGTCCTTCATCATGTTAGGAATATTGCGTTCGTGAGTGCCATGATACACAATCATATGATCGCCATCTTGGTGCCAACCCGGATCTGCCTTCTTATCGAAAGATAGTTTCTTTTCGGCAACAGAGGCTGCTTCGGTAATGAATCTTGAGAATGAAAGCATGTATATAATCTAGCCTATCATATCAGTTACTGGGAGTGAGTAAGAAGAGATCATTTCCTGCTCAAGTTCCTTACGTTCTGCGGTAGCTTCATCATAGATTTGCTGGCCGTTGAATGTGATACCGCCTGGCATCTGCATACCGCCAAACTTCTTTAGGTTATTGCCCCACTGTTGCTTGATTAAGCAAGTAGAGTAGCGCAATAGCCATCTATCTTTCCATACATCTGCATATACAGTAGGATCAACAACTTGATAGGCTTCAGCTACAATGTAGTCACCGACGTTGATTATGCTCCAATCCATATCAATGTAGAGTCTATTGACATGCCTGTTGTATCGCAACGGCTGTTGACCTACTAGCATCTGCTCGAGGAACTGAACATGTGTCAGTGCCATATAATAAGGAACCATTGACACTGATGTCAATGTGTACAAGTCATTCAGTGCAATCTGATAACGAATGTTGAACAGATTGTTGGTGTTCAATCCTTGTCCGATTGGGAACAAGTTGACAACCCCGATTACATTCTCAGGAACAGGAACATATCTGTCTATCTTTGTTTGTGCTACTACTGGATAACGATAGAAGATCTTCTCGGTACCATCAAAGTGATAGTCCCAGTAGTAGCTCAGAGCTTCATCCACACGATCATCAACCTGATCATCATCTACATTGATCTCAATAACAGGCTTACCGAGTGTGCGGAGACAGTACTCTTTGAATGAAGCCTTATCTGTAGGTAGAGCCATATCTTTTTATCCGTTACTTTTGTATATTTATTACGGGCTATTATGATCTACTGTATCCATGGAAGAGGTAATACTACTTCCTGTGGTGGTTGCATAAGAGCTATCAATTGTTCATTGAGCATAGCATCAATTGCTGCAACATCTACTATAGTTTCTAGCCAAGATGTTACTTGTTGTTCAGTAAGTTGATTATATGGAGTAAATGATGATGGTTGTGGTTCACTTACTGATGATCTACCAGATGATAGTACTGTGTATTGACCATCGGTTAGAATGCGGGACCAGCTTACTTCACGTACTACGTCTGTTAATCCATCCAGGCTCTTAGCACATAGTAATTGGTCAATGCTCCAGCTATATTCAAGCATGATTAGAGTTCCTTTACTTAATAGTTAAGATGCCAGAATGTAATACTATTACAGTAGATGCTGTAGTTATGCCAATAGTGCTGTTAGCTAAACCAATATCTGTACCTAAGGGCATAAAGCCAAATTTAAAGTAATGGGTAGTGCTAAAGTTAGTTTCAGTAAAACCTAATGGGCCTGTACTAGTTCTGGCTGAGATGCCGCCGGCAGTAGTAGTATATTGCGCCAATAAGATAGCTGCACTGTTATTTGTTAATATAGTTCCATCTATAGTTTGGCTTGATACAGTAGTGCCTGAAGCTGTTGAACTACTACTGAATGTTGTTGGTGTGTATGCATACGATGCATACGTAAATGAGGGTCTAAAGATTATTAATATTTTTGTTGTAGCACCACCACCTAAACCTGCCATGCCGATTATGCTAGTTCCAGATTCACTTCCATTAAGTAACTTAAAATACATAGAAGATCTAAGAGAAGTTGTTGCAGTTGTTACGGCTGTAGTAACAAGTTGAGTAAAACCGGTTGGTGTAACATCAGTTGGAGCAGTATTGGCAGTAGTACTGGTAGCTCTGTCAGATATTATTGCAATATCGCCATTTCGTATAACTCCGCCGGTTGGATATGCTATAACGGAAGTGCTAGAAATAGTACTAGTCGGGCCATTTCTAGCTAAAATACGAACACCAGGTTGACAACCTACTAATGAATTAACTATGCCTACCATGTTAAAACAATCCACTACCAGTGATAACAAATGTATTAGCTGCTACACACACTACTGTAGCAAGGCCTCGTTGACTTAATGTTCTATTACCGGTAGTAGCTGTACCGGCAAGATACATTGTTACACCTGTGCCAGAAGTTATAGTAAGAGTTGATGCAGAATTATTGAAAATAGTAGCAGTAAATCCAGATGCAAGTACTGCGCCATTGACTACAATACCGCCGGTTGTAGTAGAGATACATTGTCCTGAATCATTAGACGTTAATTGATAGCCAATGGCTCTTAACAAAATTGGTACATCCCTCATCCTTCCAGCTATATCTGTCATGAATACAGCGGCAAGAGTATTAGATACTTTATTGAAGGTAAAGAAAGCGGATGCGTTAACTACATCAGAATCATTAAATTGAACTTGAGTATTGGATCCAGCAACACTACCACCAGATACAGTCGACCAATAAACGCCAGTACTATTTGATGTGAGTACTTGACCAGACGTGCCAAAAGTACCATTTGCTTCGATGCCGGCACCGTTAGCAATTATCAATTCTGAAGTAGCAGCTATAGTTAGGTTGGCGTTAAACGTATGCGTATTGGTCCAGCTATACTGTTCTGCAGTATTAACCGAGCCGCCACCACCGCCCGATACCGTAGACCAATATATTCCGGCACCATTTGATGTTAGTACTTGTCCTGCAGTACCATTTGAACCATTAGCTGATAATGCTATGGTTGTAGGTATTGTAACAAGTGTGCTATTAACAGTCAATGCAGATGTTGTATTACCGACATAGATGTTGGTAAGATTAGATCCTAGTTCAAATACAACACTGCTGTTTGCACTGAATAGCTTCTTATCAGCTAGATTAATACCTAGTTCACCTACAGATAGGTCTCCTGTGGTTGGAACAACTCCACTGACAGAGCTTCTTTTATGCTGAAACCTGTTATTCGCCATATGACCACTCTTGCTCTTGATTTACTTGCTTTTTATTCCCCTTTTTCTTTGGGGGAAGACTCTTTTCATCTGTATTGCATTTATTAAGCTGAGCCAATACAAGATCATAGTTCTCTTTTAGAGAAGCATGATCATTGGATAAAGTATTAAGAACAGATGTTTGTGAACTCAACTTGGTCCTATCAATTATACAATTGTTAAGCGCTTTTTCTATGACTTGCACTTTATCATTGAGTGCATTTCTTTCAATTGTTACTGCTGCTAAACCGTTAATTGTTTGATCCAAAGTAGTCTTACATGTTTCATATTGTTCTTTGGACTCTTCTGCTTTTTTATTTGCTTCTTGTACTGCAGACTCTAACATGACTATTTTAGTCTCTGCCTGCAGTAATCTTCTGACAAACTCTACAACCAGATTTTCCTGTTTTGATAGATATGTGTCAATTGCTCGATCATTCATGATATATAAATCCTAAGTTAGTTAGAACGAACCACCATCTAATGTATCATATACTATAGCAGTACCATTAGACTGTAGCACATATCCAGAGGTACCCAAGGTCAATTCGTTATAACCGTTTGTAGAGTTACCAACAAGCAATGCATTATTAGTTGTAGTTGTTCTACCGGTACCACCGCTAGTTCCTGCAAGAGCAGAAGAGAGTGTTAGAGTATTAGCTATAATTGCTACATTGACTGTTGAATTTGCTGTTATTGTTACAGCAGTTGAATTGGTTGTAAGACCGCCAGAGCTTAAGTAAGCTTGTAGAGTTGATGTTGTATAGCCTACACCCGCAGTATTGACTAGATTTGTTGGTGAATCTTGTAGACCACTAAAGAGCTTATACAAACCGCCGTCAGAAGCATCTCTGAATAGACCAGTGTGTTCATGTGGTGCTGAACCTGTATCATTATAGCTACCATAGAAACCAATATCCAATAGATCGGATACTGTATTATTTGCAGCTAACTGAATTAGCGAGTCATCAACAATTAAGTTATTAGCACTGGTTGTAAATGTAGTACCAAGTACCGATAAGTTACCGCCAATCTGTACCGAACCATCAAAGTAGCCAGTATTTGAATGTACATTTGCTGCATGGATTTCACTCCAACGCAAGCTATTATTGCCAAGCAAAAATGTAGCATTTACCGATGGCATAATATTTGTATTAACAGATCCGTTTATTGAAACTAGATCTGTAATTGCATCGCCAAGTGCTACATTGCCAGTGGCAGTAATCTTATTGAATGTAACATCGCTAGTTGTTTCTACGGCTTGACCGATATGCACGCCGGTAGCATTAACCGTGACTCCGGTACCAGGATTGACAAAGACTCCAGTAGTGTTAGCTATTATGCCGCTATTTGCCAATACAGACAAAGTGCCGCTACTAGTGATCGGACCGCCAGTCAGACCGCTTCCTGTGCCAACAGAAGTAACAGTACCGCCGCCACCAGATGAAACAGTAGACCAGTAAACGCCAGTAGAATTAGTTGTCAGTACTTGTCCTGCAGTGCCGAAACTGCCATTTGCATAGATTGCACCTACGTTAGCCGTACCTGCTCTAATCTCATTGATACCGCTAGTAGAGTTTGCAACAAGAGCTTGATTAGCAGTTAGAGTTCCAGGGAATCTTGCTCCGCCGATTCCTACGATCGAGCCGTTTGGGCTGCCAACATAAAGAACATCACCGTTCGAGGTAAATGCAAGCTCACCATTAGCTAGTGATGCAGGAACTGCTGCACTAGCACTTCTCTTGATTTGAATTAGATTATTGGCCATTTAGAAAGTTCCCCCGTCGACGTCTAACTGCTTAACTACGTATTTATTATTTGCGGTACTGTATACTAAAGTGCTATCATTAGTGATAGGTGCGGTAATGACTACGTCCGTCAATGAAGAAAGAGTCAAATTAGCTAGGTTTGCCGACAGTTGAGACGTGTTAACAAAGTTCTGATTTGTAACGTAATTGACTGCATTTGCATAAGTTGTGGCATCATTTGCCAACATCTGCCCGGTATTTGAATACGGTACTAAGTCAACAGACGAGCTTCTAATAAGTGTCGGTTGACTCTTAGGTGACGCCACATATGCAAAGTTTACATTTGCAAGCTTTATTGCATTAGGATTCTTGACTAATTTGAGTTTTATGCTGTTTGACATAAGTCTTTACCTAGTTACCTGTGGTGTTACAGTAACTATTCCTTCAACTAGTCTCGAGATAACATTGTTTGTATCAGTTACCTCTAAATCATACACATACCTGCCGGCAGTGATAGATGAAGTATTGGCTGCATTCATGGATAAACTGACGATGCCAGTATTACCTAACCCAACAGTGAACGTATGGTAAGTCGATGATGAATACGACTTACGCATTTGCGCTACACTTGTGTAGGTGCTGAAGTTAATAGGATCTCCGTTATCATCTGTGAACTCATACGTGACACTAAAGGTAGTGCCCTGGTCCATGACAATATTGACCTTCTGAGCCATTCTTGTTACTCCTTTATGGAGTATTTATAGTTTAAGTAATAGTTCAAGCGGTATTTGAAGACACAGAATTACTTACTGGCTCTGGCCATGGTGTAATCTCAAGTTCTCCCGGAAGATCTGCAATAATTTGCAATAGCATCTTATTCACCGGCGCGGGATCACTTGCTCTGGCATTATAGACGGTGTCTGTCAATACAGGATAACCATCTTCAAAATCTAGATCAATGATACACTCATATGAGTCATCGGGTCTTCTAATAATCGACTTGACTTGAATGATCTTAGACATTATGCTACCCTCTGATAAAGACTGATATAATAAGGGGTTCCAGGCGTTGGAGGCTCATCTCCGCCACCGGTACTTGCATTTACAATGGATCCTCGAAGACGCCAAGTACCGGTCAATGATGATCTTGAACTTCCGGTTATATAATCGCGATAATTAGTTGCCACCGCGAACGGTGATGCACCACCATTCACCGTATAGTAAATTGTTCGCGATGAATTCATTGTATATAATGCATCGCCCGAATCAATTAACAGTGTAGTACCGATTGGGAAATCAGTATTTTCTGCTGTTGAACCTGTATATACAGGTATACTCAAAGGGGATCCAGCAACCGTGGGGGTTGTTGCAAAGTCGATATCGCCATTGGCTGCAATAACAACTCTGTTAACACTATTGCTGAATAGGACTAGCGGAGTTGCTGTATCAGTACCTAGCGCTGCAGTAGTAGTACCGGAACCGGTTACCCAGAACTGTGCAGTACCACCACCACATATCGCCTTAAGGCCAGAAAATGCACTAGTGCCGGTATTTGCATTATGCGACAACACCAATGCATGACTGTTATTACCATCATTACGGATTTCAAACCGGGTACCGGGTGTTGAAGTACCAATGCCTAAATTTGCATTAACGATAACGTTTGCGCTGTGTGTACGTACGCCTGTGATCGTATACGCGCCTGATGTGTTTGTATAGCTAGCTGCAGCTACACCTCCTAGGAACGACGCGTTGTTTGCTGATAGTGTAGCAACGTTAGCTAGTAGTCCTGCTGTAGTCTGATAACTAGCGGCCGAAGCGCCGCCAAGGAACAGTGCATTATTAGAAGTGCCACTATAAACAGTAGAGTTAATAGTTGCATTTACAGTAGAATTACCTACTCTAATCTGAAGTGGTGTTATTACTACATTAGTACCTACTGAAAGTCTAGTAGATACGTTGGCTTCGGCAGTATCCGTTCTACCTGCCACGGTTAAGCTACCAAGCTGAGAATTACCGGTAATATACGTATTAGCTACCGGTACGTTGTAGTCATATACGGTAGTAAGATCAAGACCTGCTAGATACACTTTTGAAGTATCTGGCTTGAAGTACAATGCAGTTGGTCGACCTTCTCCGCTAGTAGATGATACATTAACTGTACTAAATCCGATATATTGAACGCTCGCTAGACTCCATGGTGTTGATAGTCTAAATGTATCAATCTTGTCTAACTGATTTCCTAAAACAAACATCATTACCCCACTGTCGGTAAATGTAATACCGGTCGGTGAGTTCTGATAACCTTCAGTTAAGAATGAGTTTCCACTGTATGCAGCGGTAGTAATATCCCAAGCAGTTGCTAGTTCATAACGATGTACAGTGGCCGCTGAATTTATATCTGTTGTAACAAAGAAGTACTTACCGTCAGGGCTGAATGCAATATCTTGTGCACCGGCCGATGTAGCATTTACATCTGAAGTTGTAGAAATATTCAGTGATACAGTATCATATGTAAATGAGTTGCCCCATGCTTCATTAAGACTATATTGAAATACTGTGGTTGGGCTAATGGCAGATACCACATAAGCCTTTAAACCATCTGGCTTGATGTATATGCCTCGTGGTTCAGTTGTCTGCAATGAAATGCTACTATTAGATACGTACGATGAACCAGACAAAGTCCATGGATCTGTAACATTGTAAGTATAGATTCTTGTGGTTCCTCTACTCGAGGTATAGAACCTAGTGCCATCAGGTTTAAAGAACAAACCATATGTGGTTGTTGATTGTGATATATTATACGATTGTGCTCCGTATGTGAAGCCTGTGGCATTAATTGTAGGTGTAATAACTGTATTACCGTGTACCATCAAGTCACTATTAAGTCTAGAAGTGCTCTCTACAATCAATGCACCATCTGTAAAGATCTGAGTAGCAGAGATACTCGAGTTTACAGTAGAATTTCCTGTATTGATGGTGCTTGTTGTTAAGTTTACATTTGCCCCAACATTTACAGCTGTAGTTATATTAGCTGTAGCTGGTAATCTATCAGTAACTAGAGTACCTGTGGTAATATTAGTGGCATTTACAGTGGTGATGAAATTGCCATTGCCGACAATAAAACCAGAAGAACCAACGGTTACATTACCTGCAATATTTGCAGTACCGGTAACAGATACGTTACCACCAAAGCTAGACACAGTATTAGATATAACTACGTTTGTAGTACCAGTGCCAAGTCTAAGTGATGTTAGATCTAGAACAGAAGCAGCAGTAGAATTAGCAAGACGAATCGCAGCATTTGATAGCTGCGTATTGACTGTGGTATTTCCTACTACAACATTAACTTGATATGTGTGTACACCAGTTATAGTATAGGTCCCTGACGTATTCACATATGATGCTGCAGCCACACCGCCCAGGTTATTAGCATTGTTAGCACTGCCACTGTAAACTGTCGAGTTGATTGTTGCCGCGCCTATACTGATCTGATTGTTCAATATAGTGACGTTGGATGTTGCGCTAATAACTTTCAGATTTGTAGAGGTAACTTCTGCATTTACTGTAGAGTTGCCAACTATAAGGCCTGTGGTGCTAAGAGCAACGTTGGATCCAATTGCCGCTGCGCTGGAATTGACTGTAACTGAAGATGCAGCAGTAGTAACGTTAATGCTTGAACTGTTAATTGTTGAGTTTACAGTAGTATTACCAACCTTCATATTTGCAGCTGTAAGGGCAACATTGGCGCCTACTGCTACTTGACTGCTGGTGGTAATCACATTCACTGTGGAATTGCCTACTGTAACAGCTGTTGTATTAGCTATTACATTTGCCCCAACTTGTACCTGACTTCCTACTGTAACTGTATTAGTGGTATTGTTGAAAGTAAGTGCAGCACTCCCGCCGAATGCACCTGAATTGTTGTACTGTATATTTGTATTTGCGCCGCTTGGTGGTGTTCCACCAGAAGCAGCAATTGATGCCGCATAATCATAAACGGTCTTTACAGAATTAGCAGTAGCCGCTAATACCACTGATGTACACGCGGTACTATCAATCAACTGTACCACACCTGCTTGTGTGGTACTAGAAGTCGGCAATCTAGCTACAGCTACAGTACCGGTAGTAAGGTTGGTTGCATTTGCTGCAATTGCAATTGCATTTGTGTAAGCAGTAGCGGCATTTGATGTGATCATGGTGTTAACATTCACACCATTGATTGCCAAGTTACTGGATGAAAAAGTAAGATTTGATGTAGAGTTGCCTACCTGCAATGATGTAGAATTGATAGTAGTAAGGCCAACTTTTACTGCAGATGTGTTAAGGCTTACATCTGCACCCACACTGACATTACTTGTCAAGCCGATTGAAGTAGCGTTGATGGCCGCGGCATTTACTACGGTACTGTTAGCAGTAAACGTTCCGTTTACAACCAGCCCATTCTTTACCACAAACTTGAAGTTATTGGTGGTCATCTTGGTTCCTTTCTATCCCCAAGTTTCTACAATGATCAAATAGCTATTCCAGTTCGTGTGAACTTGACTATCACATTGTTTGATATCGGTGTGTATCTTAGATTGAGAACGCCAACGGATATAGCAGCATTGAATATGCCCATAGCAGCATTGGTTGTAATTGTGGCATACTCTGTGATGAATGCAGTTGTTGCATCTTGCACCAGTAAAAGCTTTGTAATCTGATGACTATTGGCAGGAGCAGTTGTATCCGAAGTCTGAATTAAGTATTCTACAGTTCTAAAACCGGTGGTAGAAAATGAATCAATTGTTGCCATAGTATTACTATTGGTAAATGTATAAGATCCTGTACCTCTAGTGCTAAGTGAGCTAGTACCTTGTACTATTTGATTAGCAACTATGAGTGAACTGCTAGTAGTCAAATTGCCGGTAAAGATACCAGTATTACTGAATGTGGCATTGCCTGTGATAGTTATAGAATTAGAGAATGTGGCATTACCGGTAACAGTCAGTGTTCTAGCAACTGTAGCTGTATTCAGAGTAGCTACATTATTTACAAATAGGTTAGCACTATAAGTTGTGAGCCAATAAAGTGTTGGGCTACCTAGACTGTACGTAACATTTGCTGTAGGAAGTATATCACCAGTAGAACTTCCTGCATATACTAGACTTCCGGTTACTTGAAGATCCCCACCCACCTTAAGTGTACCTGCTACATTAGCACCACCTACAGTGTATAGACTGCCTACATTTGCTTCATTTGTTACTGATATTCTGTTACTAAATGTGGCATTACCGGCTACACTTATATTTCCGCCTACCGTTACATTACCTGCTAAGTTAGCTAGTCCCGATGTAACATTTAACGTTGCCGTGTTAACCGCCCCGGATATAACTGCTGCAGCAGCATTGACTATTAAAGCTACATTAATTGAGTTACTAAATGTGGCATTACCTACAACTCCCAGAGTACTAGACAAATTAGCAGCACCGGTAACTCCAATAGTTGATAGTAGATTTGCAGCACCAGATACACGTATTGTCGACAACAAATTAGCTGAACCAGTTAATACAGTAGAATTAGCAACACTTAGTGTATTGCTCAGTGTTACATTACCAGTTACCGATAAGGTATTGCTCAGTGTTACATTACCAGTTACCGATAAGGTATTGCTCAGTGTTACATTACCAGTTACCGATAAGGTATTGCTCAGTGTTACATTACCTGTAACTGTCAGATTGTTAGTAAGAGCAACGTTGCCAACAATAGTTGTATTAGCAGTATTAGCAATGATCACCGGACCAGATGCAGAATTGGTAATACTAATGGCATTGAATGATGAGTTTGATCTGAAAACAATATTAGCGCTAGTAGTGAGTACATCATTTGCAGTTAGAGCCACAGTATTTGATGCAACATTTACTGCAAGAGAATTTACAGTAAGAGCGGCACCGCCAATTTGCACATTTTCATTAGTCTGAATGCTTACGGTATTAGTCTGAACCGAAAGAGCTGTAGCTGTTGAATTGGATTGGATGGTAACAAGATTGGAGGTGCTATATCTAAATGCAGTGTTGGAAAGTACGTACAGAGTGCCGTTAGTAGATACATTACCACCTACTAAGCCTTCAGATGCATAGAGATAGTTTACTCCAAAATAGCCGTTTACATATGCGTTACCTGTTGTTAACGACCCACCGGCAGTTGTATCAACTGTTACTGCATTGGCCGAGATTATTCTGGCCAGAATATTTGTTGTAGTTAACCAAGACAAAAATGTCTGATTACTTTGTACATTTGCTACACTGATCGTCATGAGCCTAAGCGCTCCAATAGCTGTTTAAGTAGTGATTTGATCTCAAGCATATCAGACTCTATTGTCTCTTGCCTCTCTAACAAAGAGCGCATCCTGAACTTCTCGTCTCTAATTTGCTTGTATTTATTTAATTCAGTTTGGTTCGTGTTGAGCACAGCTTTACTGTTTCTTGCACGAACCAAATCCGGATTGTCTTTTACTTTTAAGAACTCTGGTTTCATATCAGATTTGTAGAGCCAGAGTTCGCATATCAGCAACTCGAGGAATTATTTGAGTAGAGTCTGATGTTAGAACTATCTTTATTGCAAATGTCTTATAGCTATCAAATGTACTATCACTCGATCTACAAACATACCTAACAATACCATTGTTCAAGTTGTTCCGGAATGCATTACACTGAGCCATCATTTCTGGCATATAACCAATTGCAGCATTTGCCGATACGAATGTCAAGTTAGAAGCCGCAATGAGTGCTGTAGTATTTGGCACCTCAACAATCCTTCTTACAGCAAATGTCTTAGTTGTGGTATCGGACACGTATACAAACATACCTGGTGTGAATGATTCTGTGGTCTTGGAATTGGTAAAGTTTATGATAGCACTAGTAGTATTAATAGAGATATTTGAAGTATGGACTGCTACAGTCTGAGGTAATTCAAACTTTAGTTCCACGTAGTCGTCTTTGTTAACAAGACTACTGAATAGAGTCTCCGTTGTATTAATCATAGGAGTCCATGACTTATCATCGAATGGATCACTGTCCGCTGCATTCAACAACTTACCGTAAACCTCAATATCAGTACCAGGCGGTCTGTACGCGGTCAAGAACGCCACCATATCTTCGGAGTCCTGACCTTCTGCTAGTATTACTGTCTTTGACACATATCTAGATGGCATTTTAGAACCATTACCAAGAGCTTCATTGAATACTTTGACTGCAGTTACATTTGCCGTAATACCGCCTTCTCCAGTTACTATACTAGTTGCATTTGTATTGAACTGAGCTAGCAAACTACTATTACTTCCAGATATATTATATACAGTGATAAAGCTGCTATTGGAGAATAATACTTTACCAACTGTATTTGAAGTTGCATTTGCTTGCCATACCGTAGTATCTACATTAAATTTGCCATTGGCATTTTCTATATTCAAATAGTAACCAGTTAGATTATCAGTAGATAGTATCTTATTTGATGTAACAATAGCATTTGTTCTGATCAAGTCAATATACGGTGAAAATTTTGAAGTAGAGGATGATAGATTTGTTTGCACCACTAGCGTATTGTTGCCATTGAAAGGAGACAATACTTCTGCACTCTTAGAATAAATGAATCTTTCATTGTCAATGAATTCATATGGTACTTCATTGATTATGTTACTATAGTTTGAATCAGATATACCGCTATTACTATAGCCTTTAAAGCTAAAAGCTATAGTTGAATCCTTTGAGTCTATAGCAGATATTTGAGATGTTATTGAATCATAGTATATGCTGGCAAGACTGGTCATATTTGCTGTAGTACCAGAGTCTACACCTATCAGAATTTGATTTGCCGAACTTGCAAAGTTTTGAGTAGTATTAGCATTTGAACCATGCAAACCTATAAATGCAAAATTCTTAGATCTTATATCAAATGATAGAAGACCAAAAAGATTACCATCGGACTTGATTCTTCCATGCACAGCATCAGATTCGGTATAGCTTATATTTCTGTCTAATGTAACTTCTCTATTAGTAGTATTAACACCTACTACTTTAGCCACTTGTACATTTGACCAAGTCGACTTTCCAACATAGATAAAGTTACCTACAGTAAAATCAGAGTCAGGAGTAGTTGTCGCCGCAACTGTAATGATACTATTACCGGATGATGTAACTACATTTGTAAATGCTGCGGTTGGATTTGCAGTTGTAAATGCCGAAGTCAGTCCCTTGAGTCCGCTACCTGTAGTAGAGAACTTTTGTGTTCCGCCGACATCCTTTAAACGTACCGCTGTTGTATTTGCAAAGTACACAGTACCGTATGATGTTGCAGATACAATATTTGTAGCAGTATTAGGCTGTACAACAATTTCACCAACTGTAAATGGAGTACCCATTGCTGAAACCGACATTGAAGCAAGCCTCAAGTAGTTATTAGAGACCATTACTCTTTCGTTAGTAGCAAAACCACCGGTTGGTATAGACGTATTAAAGAATTCTAGATCTGCAGATTGGAATACAGCTGTGCCACTTGAACTATTAAAGCTAGCAGTGACTAATGAAAACTTCAAGCACTCATTCTGAATAGGCGTATAGCTCAAATCATTTGAAGGAGCATATAAGTTACCTACATTATTTGGAAATACCACAAGTGAGCCTGCAGTTGAAGGTGTAACATCTATCCCATCTCTCTTTGCAGTCCATAGCGAGTACTCAGGAGAGCCGCCGGCTGAAATCACGGCAATTGCCACAAGTTCATTAGTTCGAACCAATACAGGAGTATCAAATGTAAATCTAGTAGCAGTTGATCCGTCCGAGCTTACACTGATTGCTGATGCTGGCAATCTCTTGGATGCATAAGGAAGTTGCTTGGATAGCGGAACACCATTTAAAGTTTCTCTTATTTGAACTTCAACTCCCATAGTAGTTATCGAAGACTTTGCCCTAAAATACAGATCAATAGCGGTCACAAAAACCGCTTCTGATCCTGTATTTGGTTCATTTATCAAGAAAGTCTGTGCTAATGGTCTCATATAAATCTTCTACCTCTTAAAGTAAATTTACTATAGTATGTATTATGCATCACCCATGCCATTTCCGCTTCCGTCGTCTCCGCCATTATCAGATCCCGGATCTGAAGAAGTACCACCATCACCAATACCTTCACCTGCTGCGGCGCCGCCTGCAACACCGTCACTAGCACTAGCAGGATCCGCCCCAATGCCTTCACCTACTGCAGCGCCGCCGGACGGTGTGCCCGGGTCAAAACTATCAGGATTAAAGGATCCGTAGTCATTACTTGTATCAGTATATTCACCAGTGTTTGAATTTGAATCAGAGCCGCTTGGCGACCATGGTGGTTCCGAATTAATTGGTGGAAGTATAACTGATGGCTGTTGGACTACGTTCTGGTTATTAGTTATATTATTTACAATGGTCTGCTGTATATTTGTTATCTCTGTAATTTCTTGTGTAATATTGACTACTGGTCTGATCTGCAGTTCAATCTTCTGCTTCTGAACAGATAGTGCGGTACCGTAAAATATTGCGGATGCTTGAGTAGATGCACCAGTCAATGTCAAAGTTGGAGTATCAATTAGCTTAAATTCTAGTTCCGCCGCCTTAAAGATTCTTGGTGGAATTCGAATGACTCCATAAGCATCACCATTTGTATCTGCAGTTATTGCTGAGCCCCAAGTTGTACCGTCATAATCATATTCATATACGTTTCCATATGGATCTCTTGTAAGAGGATTGCCGCTTGCATCGGAGATATGAGTACCATTAATTAGTGTCCATGGGGCGGGACCACCACCTGTCGCGACAAATATCTTAAGAGGCATACAGATTGCGCTTACATCAGAGTCAGCAAAGAATGGATATAATCTAGCAAAAGGCTTCATGCCACTTGCTCTAAAGTATATGAACTGTGACTTCAGATAAGGAGCAATTGATACGTTAGTAACATATTCACCTACATTTATATTTGTATCAGTAGGTTGTGTAGTCAACTGAGAACTAATTAATTGGGTCTGATTGTCTATAGTTGTAGTAGTTTGTGAGTTAAGAGCTTCGGTTGTTAGTGAGCTAGGACCTGTTCCTAGATCGACTGCAGTCCATGCACCCCACTGAGAATTCCAAGCCCTATCAAGATTTACCCAATTTGAATATAGATCCACATTATTCAATACGTCCGGATTAATGCCGTAGTCAGGAGCTGTAGCACCAGCAGGACTTAGTACAACACGGCCTCTATATCCGTATACGTTACCAACTGTTAGACTTTGAGTTGATGATGCATATTTCTGAACTTGTGTAACGTTATTGTTATAAGTTAGTGTAAGCAAAGATCCGGTTACAGCAATATTTGAACTTGAATCGGCGTTAAATACCATCGGTATCTTTGAGACCGCAAATGCAGGTCTTAGTTCATTCTTGTTTGCGTCTACTGCTATATTATATTCTTTATCAAGTGTATTTCCGATGGTGTGATCTCTGAATGGATCAACAAGGAATCCATTCTTAAATCTATTTTCACCAGTAGAACCACTTCTTACAAGAAGGTTTGTAGCTGCTTGTTCAAGTAATGATAGTGAAGTATAATATTCTAGATTATCAATTCTCTTTGCTAGAGTACCAATATCAGACATCGTATAACGCTTGGTCTGCTGAGAATTTACCTGTACAGCATAATCATATCGGTTGCTTCTTCTAGCGGTTCTGATATCAAGAGATGGATATGGTGACATATCAACTGTTCCAATGGTCATGGTACCAGCTGGTTCACCTGGCAGAACAGGACTTGTTGATGATCCACCCTCGGTTATCAGAATATCACCACTAGTGGATAGAGAAATTCTATCTTTTCTTGGTAGATAGTACTGAATTGACGATGCTTCATATGATGAATCTGGTGTAGGGATAAACGACCCTGCAGACCCATAAGAAAATAAAGTCAACGTGGTTGTCGGATTTATAGTTGCAGATCCAACAGTGGTAGTCGAGACCGCAGTATTTTCAGCCAATGACCTAAAATCGACTGCATCTCTTAAATCAATATATTGCTTTGATGATCTAGAGATATATGTCGGTATTTGATAAGTCTGTATAGCATTTGTATTTGCAGTATTTGCATCATCAATCGGGTATGACTTAGCAGTAAAGAAGCCAACACCTGCCGAGGTATTAAATGTAAAGTGGTCAAGATCAACAAGGAACGAAGTACTAGTACTGAATAGCCTATTTGATGTAAGATATGCTAGATCATAGTAAGCATCCTTCTGACCATTGTCAAGTGTAAAGAATGAAACAAGATCTGGATTTGTATTACTGTATGACCCTGTAGCACCAACGTATACGTGGTTAATTCTAAAGACGTCAGGTAGGCCTAAACACCATGGACCTGTTGCCCCTGCAGCATTATTTGCTAGATTAATCTTTATAAGAGCATTTCGAATTATAGTCTTACCAATAGGCGCTGTAGTATCTCTATTGACATTAAAGTAGAATGTAGAAGAAAAAGCTGGGCTAACTGACTGCCCCAACGATACAGCAGCAATGGTAGAATTTGCTACAATTGTTCTAGTTGAAGGTGCCAAATTAATAGGCACACCTGCAGGGAAAGTCTTTTTGTGTACTATCTGTGCGGCTGTATTGTTGTTGAACGCGGCATCCACATTCATATTTGTGTTATTAACTATACTAACAATTCTACGGGTTTCGTTGTTAGCAAAGATATAATCACCTACAACATAATCGGTTGTAAAGGTGGCAGTAGCATTTCCTACTACAAGTGTATTGGAGCTGTACGCGGTAATACCCCCATTCAGCGCGGTAGAGAAACCGTTGACATTTGGTACTACTATAAAGTCTCTTTTTGATGTAGCAGAATATGTACCGGTTGGAATTATTGAATCTGTACCACTTCCTGCAGAAGTACCTAGTCCTACTGATGCATTACCTGATGTAGTAAAGTCTGTAGTAAACTTATTTCTATAAGTAAATTGCTGTTCCGTAATTCCGTCAGCCTTAATAGCTTTCTGACCGAATGGAAATACCATTAGTTCACTTGTTGATTCTTGAATTCTTGCAACGTCAGCACCTACAGCGGCATCATATGTGAGTACAATGTCGGCCACAGCCTTAACAGTTGAATTGTAAAGTATTAGGCTTCTGGCATTAGATATGCTGAAACCTGGATCCATTCTTAAATTAAAGATGTAAATTAGATATGTAGCATCAGCACCTGGGATTCCAGAGTCATATGATACTCCTCGTACGTACGCAGTTCCTATCTTTGTAGAAGTAGAGTACGAGGAATCAAGAAATGTTCTTGCAGTTATAGCGGTCTTTGCAACACTGTGAATT